GGTTCAGAATAGCGCACCTTTCCCAGGTGCGCCAGCCTATTGCTGGTAGGTCTTTCCGGCGCAAGTCCCAATCCGGGACAAAACCGGTGCCACTACGGTACCTAACTCTCCAGTCACGGATAGTTAAGAAACCGCCCGCAATGTCTCCACGTAGATATCCCAGCATGGTTGACGACCAGCTGCGCTCCCCATAATCCACTTTTGAGGGTTTAACCTCGAAGCGGCGATAGGCAAAACATCTGCCGTGTTTCTGATTCTCACTCCGCCTTTTGGGCGTAGCGAAAAAGAAACTCAGGGGAACATGGATACCTGCATCATCACTCTCGATCGCCGGTACCAAAGGAACTTTTCCAGCCCACCTTTTGAGCAGGCTGACAGTTCGTGGCATAATAACATCATGCCTGGCACACCAACGATTTAAGCGGTTGATGAGTGAACACAAAGATTGCTGCGATGACAAGTCCTTAGCATATACGCCCCGCACGTTCGTGCCGGAAACGTAATCTGCTCCGCAGCTTTCGCGAAAAGTCCCAGTAGAAAAGGACTTAAGTTGATTCACTTTGAGCCCACATGCGTCTAAAATCTTACAGACCATGTCGTAAGCTCGAGTGAGGCATATGATATCGTCTCCGAAAACCGCAAAATTCGCGGTCTCACCAGACGAATGCCTAAGCCTATTATGCCGAATCCCTTTTTCAAGAGGGAGGTTTAGCATGTCATAAGCAACATCAACTATCACTGCCATGATGGCTGTCATCAACGAGAAAGTGAACCCGTTGCCCATCTCTGACACCATGTGGAGATCGACCCAAACTTTTTCATCTGGGTCAAAAAACTGGGGAGATCGTAAAACTTCGATCCACTCCATTATCTCCTTTGGAAGGACGCGACGGCAAAAGCTAAGCGATATCAAGTCGCTGGCGCTTTCAAGGTCTAACGTAGCAAGCAAACCTGAGATGGAACCCAGGCGTGCAAGTTCACGGTTGACCGTTTGTTGAATGGCCAGGTCTATGTTGTAAACCCGGTCAAGCTGCCTATCTATCATTTTTCCAAAGCCTCGCTGATAAAACATATTCAGCGTAGCTTGGATAGTGATCGTCCTTGCGATTTCGCGCGTTTTCTTGGCGTACGCAAGTCTACTGCCCTGCACTACTTCGCATTCACCATAAAGCTCTCGCCTACTCTTTTCGGCGTCTTGCCACAGGTGGTGCTTTTCGCAATCTATCGCGTAATGCGTATAGATTTTAGATCTGGTCGCTGTTAAGGGCTTGTTCCACATCTTCAGGGGGAAGGATGTAGCACCTTCCGAAGAAAACGTGACACCCGGCCCAAGATTTCCAAGGTCGAACAAACGACCCCAATGAATCTCAGCGATAATAGGTTCGAAGAAGCGATACAGTTTTCGCTTCAACTCACCTACTATGATGTCCCCTACGTTCCCGATTAAAGGGAATTTCGTGGAATCCCACTTATATCCCTTGCAAACATCATTACACGCAAGGAATTTCGCCTTGGCTAGCAGTTTCTGCTCTGGAGTAATTCCCTCTTCGGGCTCTATTTTCTTGATAAGAGCTTTTAGGAGGGCCTTCCGAGCAACTGTTTTAGCCGAATCGAATGGACCAATGGAATGGTCCAATAAGTCTAGATCCTCGCAGGCGGTAAAGTAAAGAGCGTCTGGACGTTCCACAACGGTTCTCCTTGACCAAAACGAGTTATGAGGAAGTCAGCGACCCATGAAGGGATGAGAATCACAACCACCAAAACAAAGGTGAAAGTGATCTTACGCATGACTACAACGTGCCGGACAGCAGGCTGTCAACAATACCAACAGCCTGACCGTTAAACACGCCCCCAATTAGCGAAAACAACGCTCGCAATTGGGCCATGTCGGCAATCTCGGCGCCCGCAGGGATGCGGACCCGAAGGATTGCCTCCGCCATCTGGGGTACAGCGCCTCCAGCGATTGGAAGCACCCCCTTCTTAAAACCGATGACGAACTCGTTCTTTGAGTTCCCAACGACCTGACCCTGCACGTTCAGTGTGGGGCGGTCGCGAAATGCCGCAGGACGCGACATCCAGCAAAGGAATGGATCCGTGCTGGAATGGGAACGTACGCCGGTTTGAGTACCGGTTAACGCCGACACGATAAACTGCCTCATGTAAGCGAGCGTGGCTTGGTCTTCCGTCATGGTGTAGCCAGGGGTAGTCAACCCCGTATTGGCAGCGCCAGTAACAGATGTGAGAGCAAACGCCATATTTAGGCTCCTGTCGGTTCAAAACCGACGTAGTTTAGAGGTGGAAACTAGGAGAGCGGACAAGTTTAGGCCGCGGGTAAGAGAGGTCAACCCTGTGCTCATGCCAAAGGTAGGCATGGGTAGGGCGGACGTCCTATCTACGGTTTTATACTCATACGCGACTTTTGACAGGCCGAATTGATTCGCCTCGATCCCAGGGACAACGATGTAGCTTTTTGCCCTGAACTCCTTGAACCTGCGGGTCGTAACCCGCGTCGTCGTGGATGACCACTGTAAGGAAACATAATGGTCGGACCAAGAGTCGACTAGCTCACCAAGGTTGGTAAAATAGTCGATCAGAAAACTCCAAGGCATTAGTTCATAAGCAGCTGGCAAAATATTACGGGCATCTAGTCCGTATTTGCTCGCTGCATCGTGAAACGCTGATGGAGTTGACCTTAACACTTCTCCCACAATTTTGACGCCTTTAGTGACGTCGCCATATAAGGAGGTATCCCAGCGCACATAATTTCCTTGACTATATGCCTGAGGGGTCTCTACAGGGATTATCCGATAACTATCGGAAACCTTTGCAGACACTGAACTAAACTGATTCAGTGGGAAGTTCGTTAACGCGGCAACGCCTGTTTGTACGTCTTTGACAAGCGGCTTCACGCCAAACGACCATTCCAACCACGTGTTAGAAAGCGCTCTAGCATGTCCCCTCGCGAATCGGAGCCGGTCGACCATTGAGATCAACCGATTCACCTCTTCTCGGAGAGCCAGAGCTGGTCTTCGAATCATGTGAAGTGTCTCCCTGAGTTCACCAAGGAAGGTGAGACCCTGGAACTCGCGCACAGTGTTAATGTAGCGCTGGAAAAACTTCGACTTGGCCATATTTTCTACGTGGTCAAGCTTTGGAGATACTCCCGCGTCGTGTGTGAAGGCCAGGCCTCCATGGACGTTAGGGAAGTAACATATGCCTTCAACCTCTTCGATGGATTTTGTACCATCTAGGAAGTTCACCTGGCATACCGTTTTCAACGGCTCATCGAATTTGACTGTTTTACGAGTCGCGTTCATGGTCGTCGTCGCGTCTAGATGTTGACGCAATCTGACTTTATAGTCACTCTGGCGAAAACCGGATAGGTAGCCGCCAAGCCCCCCGACCTCATACCAGCCTTTTGAGCTGATAGGGTTAGGATAAGCCGATCCCGACTGCGCGTAGGTGTTGAAACCTCCACGAGAGTAAGGTGTCGACTTAGTATAGGCTGTGAGTGTCATAGGTCAGTCTCCAAAACATAGGGAACACCGAGACGTAGGATTCCTCCTACGAGATGGATTTAACCATTGTAGCTCGGTGAACGGTTAGTCGCACATCGCTGTTACCATCCAAGAACACCATACCGCTAAGTCTTTAGACCCTGCAGGTTTCGAACTTGTGCCCGGCTCTTCGCCTGACACAGAGGTTCCTGCACGGGGTCTCATAACGTTCTCACGTTATGTACAAGACATGCGGCATAGGTGGAGGAGGTAGGTAGTCGCGACATGCGGTGATTAACCGTTC